TCAGCCCGGCATCACGGCGATGGCGAAGCGGAAGATTTCATTGAGCCGTGAGATAACTCGCCGCAGCGTTTCCAGTATGCCCTGTTCTTCCAGCGGTGTGAGGTGTTCCTTGAGCATCTTCGGGCGGATCTCGGCAACGGGTGTGTTACCCAAAGAGGGGAAGACGTGCATCTCCAGCGAGCGCCAGACATCTTTGGCGTGATCTTCGCTACGATCGCTGGTCCGTTTTTTCTCTTTGAGCCACTGTTCCGCAACTTTTTCCAGCGTGCATTCATTCTGGAGTCGTTGCTCCTCTGCAACCTGCTCCAGATGGGTCTGTGGGTCGATGCCCTGCACGAGTAGACGCCGGTATTGCAACCTGAAATCACGCGCCATGGCGAGGGTGACTACCGGGTAGGGGCCAATGCTGATTTTGGTCCGTTTTTTCAGCGCCGGGGGAGTGTATTCGAAGTACCAGATCTTTCTGCCGGATGGCTTAATCAACAACGCCAGTCCGTCGCCATCGCGCAGCATATACTCGGTCTTCTGCGGCTTGGCGGCAGCGATCTCGGTATTGGTTAGGGATTTCAACATTTTAGGCATGTTTTTGCACCTTGTTTTTTTTAGCGTTCTGGCAACGCGGTGCAAAACAAGATACATAATGCTCAAGATTCATACAGATATCATGACCACACATGCAACAAAAAAGCCTGCAACTCGTTGAAGTTACAGGCTTTTTTAAGGTTCATGATATATCATGAATGAATGTTTGGTGGAGCTGGCGGGAGTTGAACCCGCGTCCGAAATTCCTACATACCATTTTTACACTAACGAAATCATATTTTTTCATTTTAAATCATGATCTTATTGTTAATCTGTGTTTGCTTGTTTTACTTGTTTTTAGTGCTCTGCCGCCAAAGTGCCGCCATTTATTAGCGATGCCAGTTGAGGTTATGAAGTGGATTTTTGGTAACGGCATCTTCCAGATGATCCGGTGCAAAATGGGCATAAATCATGGTCATTTTAATATCAGCGTGTCCTAAAATATCCCTCAATACTAAAATGTTTCCGCCGTTCATCATAAAGTGGCTGGCGAAAGTGTGGCGCAGAACGTGGGTACATTGACCTTCAGGTAGTTCAATTCCAGCTCGTTTTACCGCACGCTCAAAAGCCTTTCGGCATGGTGTGAATAACTTTCCTCTGTTTTTGGGTAATTCTTCATACAGTTCCTGAGAAATAGGAACAGTTCGGTTTTTCTTTCCTTTTGTTTTGGTATAGGTAATTCGATACTTTGATATCTGGTTACCTTGCAGGTTTTCGGCTTCGCTCCATCTTGCCCCGGTTGCTAGGCAAATCTTGGCAATCATTAGCAGACTGGGACTTTGAGATTCAGCACAAGCGTCAAGCAGGCGTTTGATTTCATCAGCAGCAAGGAACGCCAGTTCACCCTCTGCAATTTTGAAAGTTGGCAGACCGGCGAGAGGGTTGGGTGCAGACCAATGTCCCAGCTTTTTCAGTGTGCCAAAAACTGAGGATAGGTTACGTTGTTCAAGGTTCACCGTTCTGGGCTTAACTGGTGACATGAGCACGCCATCTTCGTTTTTGACCTCACCTTTTAATCTGGCTTCCCGGTACTTTGTGAAATCACCTGCTGTCAATTCAGAAGCGATGGGATCGCCAAGCCCATTACAAATGATTTTTAACTTAGCCATTAATCGCTTAGGGTCAGCGAGTGTCTGACCGTACAGGGAATACCATTGCTCAATCACTTCTGACAGTTGTCGCCGATCTTCCTTTTCTCCCAGCCAAGGTTTCTTGTTTACCTCGTCCATGGTGAAATTCTCAAACGCAATGGCTTCGCCTTTCGTCGCAAATTGTTTGCGTACGCGTTTGCCATCTCGCCCGTTTGGGTAGCATTCACATAACCACTTTCCGTTCGGCTGTTTTCTGATGGTCATATCAAAGGCTCTTAATGATTTTCAGTGCGCGGCCTATTACCTTAATGTCATCCAGTTCGCACTCAAACGATGAATCATCCTGATGCACGACTAATCTGTTTCCCGGGAGTCGTGTCAATTTTACAATGCTTTTTATCCCGTCGATGTCCACTAACCACGTACCATTTACTGGTGGTGTTTGGTTGCGATCTATTAAATAAGAATCACCAGAAGTAGTCACCAGCAGCAGGTTGCTTGAGTCTGAGGGGAGTATGCTGCTATCAATGATTGCTTTTCCAGCATCGACCAATAAACCACCGTTGAGAGTTGCCTTTTCAATTTCAGGAGATACAAGCTCAGAAAGAGGTTTAACCTTGCTGGGGTTCACGGAATTGATATTTTTTTAGGGTCAATGTTTGAACCTGGCTCGCCCTGTCCGGTGGTTAGCCATAGTAAAGAAACTCCTGTTTCCAAGGCGCACTGAATCACCCATTCTGCGGGAAAGCTATCTCTTAAGTATCTGTTTGCCATAGTGCTTTTTGATGCACCTAAGTGATCGCAAAGTTGCTGTCTGGACTTGAAATCATAGGCTGCCATTAGTCTATGGATAGCCTCTCTTCCCCCTGTATTCTCGCCAGCTTTTACCTGTATCATTTCTTAACCCTATTGACGTATCAAATATTGGATCGTAGTATCTCGATGTATCAAATATTGAATCTAATAAAACAAGATAAAACTACATAAACCAAACCTTAATCGAGAGATATTGCACTATGAGCAACGACATTTCAATTCGTGTACCAAAAGTGATGGCGACACCTGCAGAGTTCGCGGAATGGGAAGGCCGCTCTCGCGGTTCGGTATATCAAATGATTCATAATGGTAAACTCGCTAAGTTTTTGGAAAGAAAGGAAAAACCGAAAGACAGAGTATGTATACGTTACCTTGAGTACAAAAAGGAACAAGTCAGGAAAAACATGGGCCAATCCAATTTCAACTTTAATGTCATCGTTGGTGACTAAGTTCAATTATGAGAACTTTCTAAGGTGGCAGCATGTTTGATTACAAAATTTCCAAACATCCGCATTTTGATGAAGCCTGTAGAACTTTTGCACTACGTCACAATATGGCGAAGCTGGCAGAACGTGCAGGAATGAATGTTCAGACACTGAGAAACAAACTCAACCCAGATCAACCGCATCAGCTCACCGCACCAGAAATCTGGTTGCTTACTGATCTGACTGAAGATTCAACGCTGGTAGATGGTTTTCTGGCTCAGATTCATTGTCTGCCATGTGTACCGATTAATGAGGTGGCAAAAGAGAAACTGCCACATTACGTCATGAGTGCAACCGCAGAGATCGGGCGTGTTGCTGCAGGTGCGGTATCTGGCGATGTAAAAACCAGTGCAGGTCGTCGTGATGCTATCAGCAGCATTAACTCTGTAACACGACTGATGGCGCTGGCTGCTGTTTCATTGCAGGCCCGTTTACAGGCTAACCCTGCGATGGCGAGTGCAGTTGATACCGTGACTGGCCTTGGTGCTTCATTCGGTTTGCTGTGAGGTGCTTATGCTTACGAAAGAACCATCATTTGCATCGCTGCTGGTTAAACAAAGCCCGACAATGCACTACGGTCACGGCTGGATCATGGGAGAGGATGGTAAACGCTGGCATCCATGTCATTCGCAAGATGAATTGCTGTCTGAATTGACCACGAGGAAATGGAGAAAGTCCAAATGTATGCGGCAGAAAGTGAAGTGGTTTATCAGTTTCGTTACAGAGGGGAGAGTTATTCAGTACCTGAAGATGATTTGCTCTGTTGCTATCCGTCGTTGTCGGGCGATGGTAGCTACTTTTTCACGCTAAAGGATGGAACCTTTATACGTGGTGAAAAAGTACAAGAAGTGATGCGTATAAAGACATCACCTCTTGAACGTTATCAGCGAAATATTTATCGGTAACGATCTATCAGTGTCTGTATCAGATGAGTGAATTCTTGTTGTTTAACCGAACCTAAAGGAAGTTTGTTTAATTCTTCGCGGAGGAGCTCAAAAAATGCAGATTGATTTGCTGAGTCAGTTCGAAATAAGGAGTGGATCAGACCTGAAACAAGAATTCGTTGAACAGCAACCTCATCGCGAAGACTGGAGATCTCGTTTTCAAGTTGCTCTAAACGCTCTCTTTCAACCGGGTTCAACATTGATGATTCCTTCTAGCTATCAATATGTTGGTAATGGATCATATCAAAAATTTTTTAGTAGATGTGTTGTGGGATGCATAAATGGCTATTGAAGGCGCTGCGGCGACTGTTCCATTAAGCCCCGGCGAACGCCTGAATGGGCTTAATCACATTGCGGAATTAAGGGCGAAAGTTTTTGGCCTTAATATTGAATCAGAGCTTGAGCGGTTTATTAAAGATATGCGTGATCCACGGGATATCAATAATGAACAAAATAAACGGGCACTGGCTGCCATATTCTTTATGGCAAAAATTCCAGCTGAACGTCATAGCATCAGCATTAATGAGCTGACCACTGATGAAAAGCGGGAGTTGATTAAAGCAATGAATCATTTTCGTGCAGTGGTGAGCTTATTTCCCAAACGGCTAACCATGCCGAATTAACCAACTAATGAAATTCATGGCGTAAACCCGCCGGGTATCCCTTTATCTAAATTCAGGAGAATTGATTATGCGTAATATTGAAACCCTCACGACTAAAACCGGACCGGATGATGCAGGTCTTAATCTTTTACTGACAGAGGCCCGTTTTGAAGAACGTCGGGCAAGGGCTGAAGCAATGGCAGCTCGCCTTGATAGCCTGGCGTGTCATATCACATCCCGCCAGCTAAACCACGTCGAAGCGGCAGAACTGCTGCGTGTGACTGCTGAAGCAATCCAGAACGAAGCGCAGGAGATCCACTAATGGCTGATGCAATGGATCTCGTACAGCAGCGCGTTGAAGAAGAACGCCAGCGCCATATCTGTGCTGCCCGTGCTAAAACACCGGGCGTGTCCCGCGTGCTTTGCATTGAGTGTGAAGCGCCAATTCCGCCAGCACGCCGCCGCGCCATTCCGGGTGTGCAGCTTTGCATTACCTGTCAGGAAATCGCAGAGCTGAAAGGTAAACATTACAACGGAGGTGCTGTATGAGCACCATCCTGAAATGGGCGGGAAATAAAACCGCCATTATGTCCGAACTGAAAAAACATCTTCCTGCTGGCCCGCGACTGGTTGAACCTTTCGCGGGTTCCTGTGCAGTGATGATGGAGACGGATTACCCCAGCTATCTGGTTGCGGATATTAATCCTGATTTAATCAACCTCTATAAAAAGGTTGCTGCTGATTGTGAGGCGTTTATATCTCGCTCCAGAATTTTGTTTGAGGAAGCAAACAGGGAGGTGGCTTATTACAACATAAGGCAGGAGTTTAATTACTCCACTGAAATTACTGATTTCATGAAAGCGGTATATTTCCTGTATCTCAATCGTCATGGTTACCGTGGGTTATGTCGCTATAACAAGAGCGGGCATTTCAACATTCCCTACGGTAATTATAAAAATCCGTATTTCCCTGAAAAAGAAATTCGCGCATTTGCAGAGAAAGCCCAGCGGGCAACGTTTATCTGCGCCAGCTTTGATGAAACGCTGGCGATGCTGCAGGTGGGAGATGTGGTGTATTGCGATCCGCCGTATGACGGTACGTTTTCCGGTTATCACACTGACGGCTTCACTGAGGATGACCAGTATCACCTGGCATCCGTTCTTGAACATCGATCATCTGAAGGTCATCCGGTCATTGTTTCTAACAGTGACACATCCCTGATCCGTTCGCTGTATCGCAATTTCACTCACCACTACATCAAGGCAAAACGCAGCATCGGCGTGTCGGCTGGCGAGAGTAAATCTGCAACAGAAATCATTGCTGTTTCCGGGCCGCGCTGCTGGTTGGGATTTGATCCTTCGCGTGGCGTGGATAGTTCTGCCGTGTACGGAGTGCGTGCATGAGCCATGCTGATATGAACAACTGCAGCGGCTTTAACGATGTCGCCGCAGCATTCTCATGGAACAACCCGAAAAAGGCCATTAACCCTTATCTGGACCCGGCGGAAGTCACGCCGGTTTCTGCGCTTTCAAACCTGATCACTCTGTACGCTGCCGATAACGAGCAGGAACAGCTGCGCCGCGAGGCACTGAGTGATCAGGTCTGGGAGCGTTATTTCTTTAATGAATCCCGTGATCCTGTCCAGCGCGAAATGGAGCAAGATAAGCTCATTAGCCGGGCAAAGCTGGCGCATGAGCAGCAGCGTTTTAATCCGGATATGGTCATTCTGGCGGACGTCAACGCCCAGCCTTCCCATATCAGCAAGCCGCTGATGCAACGTATTGAATACTTCAGCAGCCTGGGCAGGCCAAAGGCTTATTCCCGCTATTTGCGTGAGACGATTAAGCCATGTCTGGAACGACTGGAGCATGTACGCGAGAGTCAGCTATCCACTTCTTTTCGCTTTATGGCAAGCCATGAAGGGCTGGACGGCCTGCTGATCCTGCCTGAAATGAGTCAGGATCAGGTGAAACGCCTGTCTACTCTTGTCGCTGCGCATATGAGCATGTGTCTTGATGCCGCTTGTGGTGATTTGTACGCCACCGATGATGTTAAGCCAGAAGAAATCCGCAAGACATGGGAACAGGTGTCAGCAGAAACCCTGCGACTGGATGTCATACCGCCTGCGTTTGAGCAACTCCGCCGGAAAAGAAACCGCCGTAAACCCGTGCCCTATGAACTCATTCCGGGGTCGCTGGCGCGTATGCTGTGCGCCGACTGGTGGTATCGGAAATTGTGGAAGATGCGTTGCGAATGGCGGGAAGAGCAGTTGCGTGCTGTTTGCCTGGTCAGCAAAAAAGCATCTCCCTATGTCAGCTATGAAGCCGTGATGCATAAACGTGAGCAGCGCCGTAAGTCGCTGGAGTTTTTCCGTTCTCATGAACTGGTGAACGAAGACGGCGACACGCTGGACATGGAGGATGTGGTAAACGCCAGCAGCAGCAACCCTGCGCATCGCCTCAATGAGATGATGGCCTGTGTTAAAGGTCTGGAGCTTATCGCGGAAATGCGCGGTGACTGCGCCGTTTTCTACACCATCACCTGTCCGTCACGTTTCCATTCCACGCTAAATAACGGCAGGCCCAACCCGACCTGGACAAATGCGACGGTAAGACAAAGCAGTGATTATCTGGTCGGCATGTTTGCTGCATTTCGTAAGGCGATGCACAAAGCCGGATTGCGGTGGTATGGCGTGCGGGTGGCTGAGCCGCATCATGACGGTACAGTTCACTGGCACCTGTTGTGTTTTATGCGCAAAAAAGACCGCCGCGCCATCACTGCATTACTGCGTAAGTTTGCCATCCGTGAAGACCGCGAGGAGCTGGGCAATAACACTGGGCCGCGCTTTAAGTCTGAGTTGATTAACCCGCGTAAAGGTACGCCAACAAGCTACATCGCGAAATACATCAGTAAGAACATTGACGGGCGTGGTCTGGCTGGCGAGATCAGCAAGGAAACGGGTAAATCCCTGCGTGATAACGCTGAATACGTTAGTGCCTGGGCGTCTCTGCATCGTGTTCAGCAATTCCGCTTCTTTGGCATTCCGGGGCGTCAGGCTTACCGTGAACTGCGATTGCTGGCTGGTCAGGCGGCAAGGCAACAGGGGGGCAAAAAAGCAGGTGCGCCGGTACTGGATAACCCGCGCCTTGATGCCATCCTGGCTGCTGCTGATGCTGGTTGTTTTGCCACCTACATCATGAAGCAGGGCGGCGTACTGGTTCCCCGCAAATATCACCTCATCAGAACCGCTTATGAAATCAACGAAGAGCCGACCGCCTATGGCGATCACGGTATTCGTATTTATGGCATCTGGTCACCCATTGCAGAGGGCAAGATCTGCACTCATGCCGCGAAGTGGAAAATGGTTCGTAAGGCCGTTAACGTTCAGGAGGCGGCAGCCGACCAGGGCGCTTGCGCCCCTTGGACTCGTGGCAATAACTGTCCCCTTGCTGAAAATTTGTACCAACAAGGGAAAGACAAATCAGCTGATGGGGATACCAGAACGGATATCACCCGCATGGATGACAAGGAGTTGCACGATTACCTGCACTGTATGAACAAAAAAGAGCGCCGGGAACTGGCTGCAAGGTTACGCCTGGTGAAACCGAAACGGAGTAGAGACTACAAACAGCGAATTACAGACCATCAACGACAGCTGCTCGTCTATGAACTGAAGTCCAGAGGATTTGATGGCAGCGAGAAAGAGGTCGATTTACTCCTTCGCGGCGGCAGTATTCCGTCAGGAGCAGGCCTGCGTATCTTCTATCGGAACCAGCGTTTGCAGGAAGATGATAAGTGGCGGAACCTGTATTAATTACTCTGGTTAACAATTCGTGCTCTTAATAATACCAGGCATATCAGGCTGATAAGCGTAAAAAAACGTTTTACATCAGTAAGATTATTATATACTGTAAATATAAACAGTGGTTATGCATACAGTATTGCGTGTGGTGTCATAGGAGGAAAGATGCAGGACTATTTTTTGGAGTCTTTGAAGCTCCAGCGCATTGATTTTTTTCTTAAGCTTGTAGCGGCTAGTGAGTGTAGTGATGAAGAGAAGGGGCTGGCTCTGCAGTGGGTTTCTGAATTGACTGATGAACTCATGGCAAAAATCAGAAGCCACGAATACAACCGCTCAATGGATGTCATCAGCTGAGGTGACTTTTATGCGCATTGAAATAATGATCGATAAAGAGCAGAAGATTAGCCAGTCTACCCTGGACGCCCTTGAATCCGAGCTTTACCGCAATCTGCGCCCCCTGTATCCCAAAACGGTAATCCGTATCCGTAAAGGTAGCTCTAACGGTGTGGAACTGACCGGACTGCAACTGGACGAAGAAAGAAAACAAGTGATGAAAATTATGCAGAAGGTGTGGGAGGACGACAGCTGGCTGCATTGATTTTGTCAATAGACGCTTGTTTTTACTAATCAAAAAGGGTTACATATGAGTGAGAGGCGATGTCAATCAGATATCGCCTTGTTTTTTGTCAAGAAAAGAATAATAGGCTAAAAATGAAAATTAATAATGTAGCGTTACCAATATCTCTTGCTGTAATCCTAACTGGTTGCGTACCACATGCTTCTAACCGAAATATCACTGCTATTGAAGTGGTGAAGCCTGCTATTGGGCAAAGTGCTACCGCCTACATGGGCGATCCCATTATCACATCTGCTACTGGATTTAAAACGGACGTATTAGAACTTGGTGCGGCTAATGGTGCATTGTCTTCTATCGCTGCTGGTACATATTGCAGTGAGGGGAATGGAATTTACCGCAATTATCATAACCCTCAAGCTGTTGCGTTAAAAAATCTCTATGGGCAAATCGGTAACTATGTTGATTATGTTAGTTACGATGCTGCAAAAAATGAGATATCACCGCCAAATGGCACTTCTTATACTGCATCAGAAATTTCTATCAAACGTGTTCCTGATGGGCTGTGTCGAGTGAGTAACTCATTGGTTAAGACTATCGAATACAATGGAAATGCAGGCGGTGTAATGAAGTTCACCTATCGTGAATTTGCAAACGATATGGCTCGTGCAGCATTTACAACAGATTTTTCTGTAGATTCTAAGGGAAGTGATGTTATCGCTTACAAAGGTGCCAAGTTCAAAGTGAACAAGGCTGATAACTCGTCTATTTCTTATACAATTATTTCTGGCTTTGACAAGGCTGTCACGTTCTAGGTTTCACGCTTACTGAGTATGTTACGATTTTGCACATTCTGCATAAACGCGCATGTCTATGCTGCATGAGATCGCATGATCGTTTGAGGATCTTTTGTGTTAAGGCCCGCCAGTTCTGGCGGGCTTTTGCGTAGATCATGCAGGTGCATGAAAACCACTACATAAAGTGGGCAGGCGTGGCGGGGATACGAGCGCGCGCTGATAGGGTAATCGTCAAAACAGGCATCAGCTAGGTTGAGTGGTAGCGGTGCTTAAGTTTGCTCGTTGTTTGATAGAGCTTAATGTATGTAATTGCCTACAGCTGTGGTTATCTATTAACATGTAAGGATAAGGTCACTTGCTCGCTGCTATTAGAAGAGGAACTGGATGTCTATCGAGGAAAAATTTTTTAGTGATATCGATTTAAATGATCCGTTTTTTAACAGCTTAAGAGCTGATTATGAAGGATTTGATGTTTGGTTTCTCTCAAAAGGTAAAAATAAGGCGTTTGTATCACGTAATGAATTAGGTGAAATCGATGGCTTTCTCTATTTGAAAATAGAAGATGAAGAGTTGAGTGATATGACTCCAACGTTTCCAAAAATGAAGCGAGTAAAACTTGGCACATTTAAAATCGATGCTCATGGAACCAAACTTGGAGAGCGTTTTATTAGGATTATGTTTCAATTTGCTATGAGAAACAAACTAAAAGAAGTATATGTTACTATATTTGATAAGCATTCAGGATTAATTCGCTTATTAACTAAATATGGTTTTGTTTTAAAGGCGAGGAAAAATCTTTCTACGATTAATGGGCAAGAAGGTGTATACTTTAAAAACTTGGTATGGAAGGAGTAAAAAATGAGCTATGCTAATTATCCCTTAGTCAAATTGCAGGGAAGGAATTATTTATTAAGTATTTATCCTGCATGGCATACGCGTCTTTTCCCTGAGTCAAAACTCCACAATGAGAGTGCAGGTATCATCGCTGATATATCACATACCAACAGTATTGAAAAAGTATACTTAACAAAAATGCATGGGGTAGCCAGCCTAAAGCCTGGAGATAATTTGCTTATTTATCGTACTTCAGATGGACAAGGTCCTGCTCGGTTTAGATCTGTTGCAACTTCAGTGTGTGTGGTTCAAGAAATTAAAGATATTCACGATTTCTCAACTTATGAGGAATTTAAGAATTACTGTGGACCTTATAGCGTTTTTGATGAAGATGAGTTACAGCTTCTATATATGAAAAAAAATTATCCAATAATTATACGGTTTACTTATAATTTCCCTTTAGAAAAAAGGGTCATTCGTGATGAAATCATGAATATTACAGGTTATACCAATAGTGATTATTGGGGTTTTTTACCACTAACTGATTCAGCATTTAAGCAGATCGTTTTACAGGGAGGTGTTGATGAAAGTTTTATTATCGATTAAGCCAGAGTATGCAGAGAGTATACTTTCGGGTAAAAAAAATATGAGTTTCGGAAAAGTATTTTTAGAAATAAAAATGTTGATACGATAGTTATTTACGCAACGATGCCGGTTGGCAAAGTAATAGGTGAGTTTAAAGTAGGAGATATTCTTGCTCTATCCCCTTCAGAATTGTGGGATAAAACAAAAGCTCATGCAGGAATAACACATTCTTTTTTTAAAGATTATTTCCATCAAAGAGAAAAGGCTTTTGCGATTTCCATCAAAAACCCTAAAAGATATAAATTCCCTGTCGACTTAAATGAGTTGATTCCCGGCGGCGTCGCCCCACAGTCTTATCGTTATTTATAATGTTGTCTGGGCATGTTTCTTAACCATGCCCAGCTTTTCTAGGGCAATAGATAGATCGTCTGTTGTTGGGGATTCTAAGATAATTAATGGTACATTGATTTTATTTGTGACATATTTTGCGTTTTCTCTTTCAGCTTCCATTAGCTTATTCAAATCATAAGTAATATCACGCCCATCTCGTTTCATTATTCGTTCTCTAATTGTCTCGGAAGACTCCTCAACTAAAATTACTCCATCTAGACCCATTTTCTCAAATACTTCTTGCTTGAGAACTTCACTATCTCCATTTTTATTTATTAAGGTAAAATGATCACCCAATAAAATATTGGACACATTTGACTTTAATGCATTAAGTGCCGTTAGTAATATTGTTTGGTTTTTATCAGGTGTGACCGTTAACTTACTGTTATCAAATTTAATATTGAAATTATTTTTTATAAGTTCGCTTGCACTTACATGAGTTACCCCGAAATCATCATTTTGCAAATGAGCACAAGTAACCTTTGCCTACACCATGAACACCTGCTATGAGAATTAACATAGTATTACCTCCGTTTATTTATTTATGTTAGAATGTTATAGCCTTAGCATAGTAGAGGATAGAGCATGAAGTTTCAAGCTATATCGATTTTGACTCCAGCGGTAGAAAATATTATAAATGGTTCTAAATCTATCGAAATACGGTCGTGGTATCCTGAAACGATGCCCTTAAAAAACGTCATTCTTGTTCAGAATGATAAATACCTTAAAAATCAAAGCGATATTGATCATGGGATGGCTATGGCTATTGTCGATTTTGTTTCAGTTAGAAATTGGTCATATGAGGATTACTTAAAACAAAACCAAGAAACTACTCTTAATAAGCCTTGGTCTCCAGGTTATTATGTGTGGGAAATTAAAAATGTTAGAATTTTAAAAAAATCTGTTCCTTGTGTGGCGAGGAAAGGTATTTATACAATAGATTTAAATATGGATTATGTATAAGGTATTGTGAGATGTGTGATGCCATTCTTCGAAATATTAAGCGTTATGCCATTATTTATTCACTGTTGTTTTTAGCTGTTATTTTAATGCTGATAGTGTTTGTTAGCTATGTTTGTAAATTTGGAATGTATTCATGGAGTGATTCTGTAGAGAAATGGGGACAGTTTGGCGATTATATCGGTGGTGTACTGAATCCTGCACTGGCCTTTATCTCTATCATGCTTGTTTGTTTTACACTATATTCTACATCTAGGCAGTCATCTATTCAGTCATTCGAGTCTGTGTTATTTGAGTTACTAAGGTTTCATAAAGATAACTTATCAGAAATTAAAACAACTTATTCAGACGGAAAAGTGTATGTAGGACGGGAGGCTCTTTCATTATACATTACCGAAGTGAAGTTTAACCTACTTAATATTGTGGATGATTCACTTCCTTTGGATGAAAGGTTAGAGCTTTCAGTTAATATGGTTTATCTGGAAGGTGACAATTTTGCGAATGTGGGACATTATTTCAGGAATATTTACCATATTTTTAAACATATTAACGACTCTAACTATTTGACTGAGAAAGAAAAAACTAAGTATGCGAAATTAGTTAGAGCACAAATATCTTCTATAGAATCTGGCGCGATGCTATTAAATGGTTTTTCATCGGTAGGAAAGCCTGCCAAGAAATTTATTGAAAAATATTCTCTCCTTCAGGGGTTTAGTTTAAGTAAGGGATTCAAGCAGCAATTACATGATTTAGGTGCCTTAAAATTATACGATGACGTTGCTTATGAGGATAAAAAAGGGCATTAAATGCCCTTATCTTGGTCAAGGATGTAGTCATTAAATGACACAATATTTTTATTTATCCATGTGTTTAGCTCAATTAGTCTTTTCTGCAAAGGAACTAACTCGTTTCTGACAAAAACCTTCGCGGCTTTTTCCACATCCCCAAACCCCCCAACATTGCTCGGCATAATCCCCATCATCTGAGGCGGCACGCGGTGCGCCGCCATCATGTCATCACGGCTTACGTTCTTGATATTCAGAAACTCATCCTTTGCCGCAACCTCGGACAGTGGGATGATCTGAATTCCATCCTTTTTGCCGTTGGGTGAGTACATAAACAGGTTGCGGAAGTTACCCGGACCTTTGGCGCTTTTCATTGCCTGGCGGATATTGTTCACGTCCTCCTGGTTCTGTGCTGCGTCGGTCATGTACATGATGAAGCCTGCATGGCTGCCGTTGATGTAATACTTCCGGCGAAACAGCGTTGCGGACTCGTTGAGCAGGACGGATGGAATGGCAGAAAGATAGCCGGGCAGGCCGTAGATCTCTTGGTTGATGTCCGGTTCCATCAGATGAAAAATGCTGCCTTTCGTGAACTGATACGGCTGGGTTGTCATACCGTATTGCACAAACCAGTAAGTATCCAGGTCTAACCCGCGTCGGGTGTATTTTGCCAGCGCAGGCTCAAGAGCGATGACCTCTCCGAAGCGGTTCGTGCGTTTCTCCAGGTAGGCGTTACCAAATACCAGATAGTCCTGCACAAAACGTGAAAAAGCCTGCTGGCTGAGCAGCGGGTGAGGAATGTAGGTACTGGTTAGAATGTTGCACTTTACCGCAATCGGGGAGCTGTGATGCACGGCAGCACGGAAGGTTCGTGCCAGTCCGTCAAAACTAACGGGCGGTTCATACCAGCGATCTGTCTGTACGCATTCCACATAGTCCAGCAGTTCGCGGCGGTCCAGTACCGGGATCGGATCGCCAAAGCTGAACGCTTCGGCGTGAGTTGTATTCTTCTGCTGTTCGGCCTCCTGCACTGGCGCGGTGCTGGTCAGGGCGTCGTGTTCACTCATCAAAAAATCTCCACAATATTACTGGTATTGGCGGACTCGCCCTGCAGTGGTTCGTTAAACAGTGCGTGCATTGTTGCCCAGGCCAGATCGGCGTGGCTGGCTTCTTCGCTGCGGCTGGCTTCATAGGTCGGGCGGTTGCCGCTGGCGGTGGTGGCGCGACGGATTGCCATAAATGATTGCGCAATGTCGGTGTGCCCGGCGTCAAACTCCAGACGGCGGTGGCTGATAATGTCGTAGGCTTTGAGTACCAGGGCGTTTTTAACGTTGGGGTTGTAGACAAACTCCCGGACGGCAGGAAAGAACGCTTTCACATTCTCGTAAACCCCGTGACCAACGCCGGTCGAGTCGATACCTATGTATGTCACGTTGTACTGTTCAGTCAGTTTTTTGATGGCGTCAGCCTGGGCGCGGAAGTCCATCCCGCGCCACTGGTGACGCTCAAGAATGCGAAACTTACCGCCTGGCACGGCTGGCGGTGCCACCACCACGCATCCGGCGCTGTCGCCGTTCTGCGTACCTTTTGCTGGGTCATAACCGATCCACACTTCGCGCCAGCCAAACGGGCGCAGGGCCAGTGCATGAAAGTCGGTCCAGACTTCCCAGCTGTCCACCATGCACGCCTGCAGTTCGCTGAGCGGGAACACGGACGCGAGATCGTCCACAAACTCGCACATCAGCAGGTTCTGGTATTCGTCCGGGCTATACTCCATGCGCAACTGATCAAGGTCGAACAGGTTACAGCCGCCGCGCACTGCATCTTCCACGGTGACTATCTGGCGGTATTGACCGTCTGCGCACAGCAGGCCGGGGGCCAGATTGCTGTGGGACAGATCAATGTCCACCTTATCGGCTTTGTTGCGCCCACGGTTGAACAGCGCACCGGACCAGAACGGATAAGCACTGTGTGTCAGGCTGGATGGCGTGGAAAAATAGGTTTGTCGCCATTTTTTGTGAATAGCCATACCGGAAGCTACTTTGCGCAGCTCCTGGAATTTCGGTATCCAGAAATATTCATCCAGATACAGGTTGCCATGGTAACTCTGGGCCGTGCGGGCATTCGTGCCGAGGAAATACAGTGTGGCCCCGTTAGGAAGCACCATCGGATCGCCTTTCAGTTCCACTTCCACTTCTTTGGCGAAGTCGATGATGTACTGCTTAAAGACGTGGGCCTGTGCCTTACTGGCAGAAAGGAAAATCTGGTTACGTCCGGTCAGCAGGGCGTCAATCAGGGCTTCACGGGCAAAGTAAAAGGTCGCGCCGATCTGGCGTGACTTCAGCAGGTTGCGAATGCGGTTGGTTTTTCCTGCTTCCCACCAGTGGCGCTGGTAGTTGAACAAGGAGGAATGGAAGATTTCTTCCAGCTTCTCAATCTGTTCATCGGTGAAAACATTCTTTTCCGGCTGACGGCGTGGGCCTTTGTTGCGGTTGGCGACGTTAGGGTTTAAGTCGGCTTCGTTGCCGCCATTGTTAAACTTGCCGATCCGCGCGTGGCGCTCCGACTGGCGCGCCAGCAGGTCAATCTCTTTGAAATCTTTCCCTTCTTTGTGCTCCTTCATAATGAGCTGGCAGTAGCGTGCGGCGGTGGTGAGCTGCATCTGATCTAGCGGCCCATAGTCACCCCACTTGTCGCGTTTTTTCCAGCTGTGAACGGTTGCAACTTTCTCGCCCAGCATTTCAGCAATGCGGGCTACGCGGTATCCCTGAAAGTACAGCAGCATGGCCTGCCGACGGGGATCGAGATCTGCGGGTGTCAGTGTGGTGTTCATGGCACAAACCTACAGCCTTGAATGAAGGCTTTCCCCGCCTGCGGTTTGTGTGGTTGTCGGTACAAATACCGCGCATTGTTTCACTGCCCCTATCACCGTAACCATAAGGCTCCAGTAAGTTTTTTCTAACGGAGCACGGCTCATGACAGTGAAAGCAAAGCGTTTTCGCATCGGGGTGGAAGGTGCCACCACCGACGGACGCGAAATCCAGCGTGAATGGCTGGAACAGATGGCAGCCAGCTACAACCCGGCGGTTTACACCGCACTGATTAACCTTGAGCACATCAAGTCTTATCTGCCGGACAGCACCTTTAACCGCTACGGCAAGGTGACGGCGCTGTTTGCTGAAGAAATCACGGAAGGTCCACTGGCAGGCAAGATGGCGCTGTATGCCGACGTTGAGCCAACGGAGTCCCTGGTGGAACTGGTGAAAAAAGGCCAGAAATTATTCACATCTATGGAAGTCAGCCCTAAGTTTGCCGACACCGGCAAAGCCTACCTGGTCGGCCTGGCTGCCACTGATGATCCCGCCAGTCTGGGCACTGAAATGCTGACATTCAGCGCCAGCGCCGAGCATAACCCGCTGGCAAACCGCAAGCAGAATCCCGCCAATCTCTTTACCGCCGCAGAGGAAACGCTGATCGAACTGGAAGAAGTCCAGGACGAAAAGCCGTCCCTCTTTGCCCGCGTCACCGCGCTGTTCACCAAAAAAGAGCAGACCGACGATGCGAGATTCTCTGATGTGCATAAAGCCGTGGAACTGGTCGCCTCCGAGCAGCAGATCCTGAGCGAGCGCACTGATAAATCCCTGTCCGATCAGGACCAGCGTCTTTCTGAGCTGGAGTCCTCCCTGCAGGAGCAGCAGACCGCCTTTGCCGAGTTACAGCAGCGGCTGAGCCGCGAAGACAGCCGCAAGGATTACCGCCAGCGCGCGCCAGGCGGTGACGCACCGGCAGGCACCCTGACCAATTGCTGATGGAGCATAAAACCCGATGAAAAAGAAAACCCGCTTTGCCTTTAACGCTTACCTGCAGCAACTGGCGCGCCTGAACGGTGTGGAGGTTGAAGAACTCTCCAGCAAGTTCACCGTTGAGCCGTCCGTACAGCAGACGCTGGAAGACCAGATCCAGCAGTCCGCCGCTTTCCTGACGCTGATTAACATCACGCCGGTCACTGAGCAGTCAGGGCAGTTGCTGGGGCTGGGCGTTGGCAGCACCATTGCCGGAACCACCGATACCACCACCAAAGAGCGTGAGCCTACCGATCCGACGCTGATGGAAGACGTGGAATACAAATGCGAACAGACCAACTTTGATACGGTGCTGACCTACGCAAAACTGGACCTGTGGGCTAAGTTCCAGGACTTCCAGGTGCGTATTCGCAACGCCATCGTCAAGCGTCAGGCTCTGGACCGCATCATGATCGGCTTTAACGGCGTGAAGCGCGCCAAAACCTCAAATCGTGCTGAAAACCCGCTGCTGCAGGACGTCAATAAAGGCTGGTTACAGAAAATCCGCGAAGACGCGCCGGATCATGTTATGGGCAGTAAAACCGCAGAAGACGGCACCACTACTGCGGAGCCGGTAAAAGTAGGTCCGGGTGGTAAGTATGTAAACCTTGACGCTGTGGTGATGGATGCCGTCAACGAGCTGATCGATGTGGAGTATCAGGATGATGACGAGCTGGTTGTTGTCTGTGGTCGTGAACTTCTGTCTGACAAGTATTTCCCGCTGGTCAACAAAGAGCAGGAAAACAGTGAAAAACTGGCTGCCGATATGATCATCAGTCAGAAACGCATGGGGGGCCTGCAGGCCGTGCGTGCGCCGTTCTTCCCGCCGAATGCGCTGCTGATCACCCGTCTGGATAACCTGTCCATCTACTGGCAGGAAGACACCCGCCGTCGTTCTGTTATCGACAACCCGAAACGTGACCGGATTGAAAACTTTGAATCCGTCAACGAGGCGTATGTGGTCGAGGACTACCGCTGCGCGGCGCTGGTAGAAAACATCGAAATCGGTGATTTCAGCGCGCCTGCCGCACCGGAAGGTGGGGAATAACGCATGAGCCTGAGTCCCGCACGGCAGCACCGCCTGCGCATTCAGGCTGAACAGGCCGCCCGTGGGGGCGGCAGTGTTCGCCATGCGTCGGGCTATGACCTGATGCTGCTGCAGTTGGCAGAAGACCGCCGCCGCCTCAAGGGCGTCCAGTCCACGGTGAAAAAGGCGGAAATCAAGGTGGAACTGCTGCCGAAATATTCCGCCTGGGCGGAGGGCGTGCTGGCTGCCGGAGGTGCGCAGCAGGATGACGTGCTGATGTACGTGATGCTGTGGCGTATCGACGCCGGTGATTATGCCGGTGCGCTCGAAATCGGGCGCCATGCGCTGCGCCATGGCTGGGTGATGCCTCTGGGCAACCGTAACGTGCAGACCGTGCTGGCAGAAGAAATGGCAGACGCGGCGCAAAGCGCTCTGCTTGCCGCTGCCGGTTTTGATGCCGATCTGCTTCTGCAGACGCTGGACCTGACCACCGATCTGGATATGCCGGACCAGTCGCGGGCGCGCCTGCATAAAGCCATCGGTGCTGTACTGAGCGAAAGCAACCCGGCGTCTGCCCTGAATCACCTTAACCATGCGCTGCAGCTTGATCCCCGCTGCGGTGTGAAAAAAGAAAAGCAGCAGCTGGAGCGCAGACTGCGCAATGACAGCCGCTAACGAACGTGCCCCGCGCACGGGCGGCACGGGATGGCGAAAGGCACTGCCACATCAAAATTCCGTCCACCGCCCACTTATTCAGGAGAAAGCCGCATGAAGTTTGTTGCGCCAGAACAGGCACCGGAACAGGCGGAAATCATCAGAAATACGCCGTTCTGGCCTGATGTGGACCTGTCGGAGTTTCGCAGTGTCATGCGCACTGACGGCACGGTGACGCAGCCGCGTTTAAAGCAGGTTGCGCTGTCGGCAATTTCGGAGGTCAACGCAGAGCTGTATGAGTTTCGCAGACGCCAGCAGATGCTGGGATATGCCTCGCTGGCAGAGGTTCCTGCAGAACAGCTGGACGGAAAAAGTGAGCGCATTCAGCACTATTTCAACGCGGTTTACTGCTGGGCACGCGCCATGCTCAACGAACGATACCAGGACTATGACGCCACGGCATCCGGTGTGAAGCAGGGCGAGGAACTGGCAGAAGCAAGCGGTGATTTGTGGCGTGACGCCCGCTGGGCCATCAGCCGGGTACAGGATGCGCCGCACTGTACGGTGGAGCTTATCTGATGAAAGTGCGTGCGCATCAGTATGACACGGTGGATGCGCTTTGCTGGCGTCATTACGGGCGCACGCAGGGTGTCACTGAGCAGGTTCTGCAGGCAAATCCGGGGCTGGCTGAGTACGGCCCATTTTTACCGCACGGGCTGCAGGTGGAGCTGCCGGACATTACGGCGTCAACCACGGCGCAGACCGTCCAGCTATGGGACTGAATTATGACGCTTGAACGAATCAGCGCCTTTATCACTTACTGCATTGCCGTGCTGCTGGCATGGCTGGGCGATCTGTCGCTCAAGGATGCGTCAACGGTTGGCGGCGTACTGATTGGTGTGCTGATGCTGGCTATCAACTGGTACTACAAACACCAGTCTTTCAAATTGTTACGTGGCGGCAAGATTTCGCGGGGGGAATATGAATCCTTCAATCGTTAAGCGCTGCCTTGTCGGGGCGGTGCTGGCTATCGCAGCCACGCTGCCCGGATTTCAGTCGCTTCATACCTCCGTTGAGGGGCTGAAACTGATCGCCGATTACGAGGGATGCCGCCTGCAGCCTTATCAGTGTAGCGCGGGCGTCTGGACTGACGGGATCGGCAATACGTCCGGTGTGGTGCCTGGAAAAACCATCACGGAACGGCAGGCGGCGCAGGGACTTATCACCAACGTGCTGCGCGTGGAGCGAGCACTGGATAAATGTGTGGTGCAGCCGATGCCGCAAAAGGTCTATGACGCGGTGGTGTCGTTTGCTTTCAACGTGGGCACCGGCAACGCCTGCAGCTCCACGCTGGTTAAGTTGCTGAACCAGCGGCGCTGGGCAGATGCCTGCCATCAGCTGCCGCGCTGGGTATATGTCAAAGGTGTGTTTAATCAGGGGCTGGACAACCGCCGCGCGCGGGAAATGGCCTGGTGCTTAAAAGGAGCATAACGGAATGAAAAAGAAAGTCATGAGCGTTTTTTTCCAACTGGCATGGGCTGCGCTGTTGGTAATCAGCCTGCTGTATCCGCGCAGCGGTGCGCCGGTTCTGGTTGGTGCGTCTGTCTGGGTGTCATGCTTCCTCGCCTGGCTGCTTGCTGCGCTGTGCGCTGTCGGGTGGTTCGCCGGAGATCGGGCGCGCGATGAGGTCAGGGCGGCATTAATCAAATTCAGGGCGCACCCCGTAAAACCCGTGCGTACATGGGCTATCAGGCTGCTTATTGTTCTGTGCCTGGCGTTTTCGGGATGGGTGATCACCCTAGTGTTTTACCTGCTGACGCTGGTTTTGTATCAGATTGCCCGCTCACAGCTTCATGAGCCGATGGCGGCCTGATGCGTGCGCTGGCGGTAGTGCTGGCGCTGGCACTTGCGGCGCTGGGCTGGCAGTCGTGGCGGTTAAACAATGCCAGCCACACCATCGAAACGCAGGGCGCGGTGCTGAAAAGCAAAACGCAGGAGCTGACGAAGAAAAACAGCCAGCTGATCGGCCTGTCCATTCTGACCGAAACCAACAGCCGGGAGCAGACGCGGCTTTATGCGGCAGCGGAACAGACCACCGCACTGCTGCGAAGCCGTCAGCGCCGGATCGAGGAACTGAAACGTGAAAACGAGGATTTGCGCCGCTGGGCTGACACTCCTTTGCCTGCTGACATTATCCGGCTGCGGGAGCGTCCGGCCCTCGCCGGAGGTGCAGCTTACCGTGAGTGGCTGTCCCAGAGTGACGCAGTGCCGCCTGGAAAGGTCAGCGCCGCGCAGTAACGGCGATCTGAATGCGGTGCTGGATGAAACCGAGGCCGCCTGGGCGGTCTGTGCTGACAAAGTGGACACAATTATTGCGTGTCAGGAGCGAGACAGTGAACAAACCGCAGTCCTTACGCAGCGCCCTGAATAAAGCGGTTGCCTATGTCCGGGACAACCCGGACAAGCTGCACCTTTTCGTTGATAACGGCTCACTGGTGGCAACAGGAGCCAGTTCCATGTCATGGGAATACCGCTACACCCTGAACGTGGTGATCGAGGATTTCAGCGGCGACCAGAATCTGCTGATGGCCCCAGTCCTGCTGTGGCTCAGTACCAGCCAGCCGGACGACATAAACAACCCGGATCTACGCGAAAAACTGTTCACCTTTGAAGTGGATATTCTGCGAAACGATGTGTGCGATATCAGCATGAACCTGCAACTGACTGAGCGTGTGCTGGTCAGCACTGACGGCAGCGTATCGAGCGTTGAAGCGGTGCCGGAGCCGGACGAACCCGAAGAAATGTGGACGGTGAAACGTGGATGAGCTGCAGAAGGTGGATGACTGGCTGACGGCGCTGCTGGCGAATCTGGAGCCTGCTGCACGCAACCGTATGATGCGGCAACTGGCGCAACAGTTGCGCCGGACGCAGCAGCAGAACATCAGGCTGCAGCGTAATCCCGACGGCAGCGGCTATGAGCCACGCCGGGTGACGGCCCGCAGCAAGAAGGGGCGCATCAAACGCCAGATGTTTGCAAAACTTCGCACCACTAAATACCTGAAAACAGCAGCCAGTGCGGACTCCGCCTGCGTGCAGTTTGACGGCAAGGTGCAGCGTATTGCCCGTGTTCACCATTACGGCCTGCGCGATCGCGTCAGCCGTAAAGGCCCGGAGGTCCGCTACGCAGAGCGCCGCCTGCTGGGCGTGAATGATGAGGTGGGATCAGTCACTCACGACATTTTGTTTCATTGGTTATCAGTGTGAGTTAATGAAATGGATGTCTGTAATCACTAAAGTCCCAATTGATTGAGGTGTCATTGAATCCAGCTTCTTTTAAAATGACCAGACAGTTTAATCTTTTAAATTGTGAATAAAAATCTTTGAGTGCAAAACTGATTAATTGAGAGCCTCTTTTCATTGGCATGGTTTGGAATTGACCATTATGAAATAATGCGTTCCTTAAACTGCAGTAAATATCAAGTGAAATCTCATGATGTTTGTTATTTTGTTGCTTGACATTAAACCCATGCTTTGTGAGATAACGGTACATGATCGGTGCAATATTAGATTTGAAGTCATTTTCACGCTCGCGGACTAATGACTCAAGACCAGAGAAAAGTAAGTAGTATGATACATCAAGATAATTCACTGGATTGGAAAAAACTAATACGTTCTTATGAAGCATAGTTGTAAATGGACGATCTTCAGCAATGACTATTTTATTAATGGCAAGTTCGATAAAGTAGCGTCTGGAGTTTTTAGAAAAACTATCCTCAAGGAGAACTTCACCTGAACTTGATAAATTAATGTTAGGAATTATATTCCTAGGGTAATTGTCAGAAAGGTTATTTTTATTTTCTTTATCATGCAGTTGATATTTAATGAGCACGGGTCTTTGTTCTATAAAACTTAGGATTTTTTCCAAATGGAATATAAGGTCAGTTACTTCATTTCTATCTGGAACGTCAAGCTCAAGGAAAGCAGTAAGATACAGTTTATCTTTATCTTGGCGATGTTTTTTTAATTTAAATAAGCTTGTTTCTACGGGGTACATTGTCCCGAACGAAAAATGAGTTACTTTCGTTAAGGTAAAACCATAAATACCAATAGTAAACATTCAATCTCCGTTTTGTATCTTCATCCATACAATCTTCATCGCATTGTCAGACCATTTTAGTGTGAGATTCTTTAGAAATGAATGCACAACTAACAGAAATCATGCGCCTTATCACCAATCTGATCCGCACCGGCACTGTGACCGAAGTGAATCGGGAAAACTGGCTGTGCCGGGTAAAGGTGGGCGAACTTGAAACAAACTGGATTAACTGGCTGACGCTGCGCGCAGGTGGTGCCCGTACATGGTGGTGTCCGTCGCCGGATGAGCAGGTGGTGGTGCTGAGCATGGGCGGCAATCTGGAAACCGCTTTTGCGCTACCTGCCATCTACTCCAATCAGTTTGCGCCACCGTCGGATTCCGTGGATGGCTGCGTGACGGAGTACCCGGACGGGGGCTGGTTTGAATATGAACCTACCACCGGGCGCTGGTTCGTCAGAGGCATCAAATCCATGGTGATCGAGGCGGCAGACAATATCACCCTGAAAACCGGTGAGTTTGTGGTGGAGGCTGACCGCACGCGTATTAACAGCGAAGTGGTGATTAATGGCGGCGTCACCCAGGGCGGCGGTGCGATGAGTTCTAACGGGATCGTAGTTGATGCGCATCAGCATACTGGTGTCCTGAAAGGCGGTGACACCACCGGAGGCCCGGTATGACGCTGTATCTCGGCATGAGTCAGAGCAATGGAAAAGCGATTACGGATACCGACCATCTGCGCCAGTCGGTGCGGGATATTCTGCTGACGCCGCAGGGCAGCCGCATTGCCCGCCGGGAATACGGTTCCCTGCTGTCGACCCTGATTGACCGGCCGCAGAACCCGGCGCTGAGACTGCAGATCATGTCTGCGGTCTACGTGGCCCTGAGTCGCTGGGAGCCACGACTGACGCTGGATTCCATCACCATCAGCAGCAATTTTGATGGCTCCATGGTGGTTGAGCTTACCGGGCAGCGCAACAACGGCGCGCCGGTTTCCCTTTCCGTATCAACAGGAGCAGACAATGGCAGTCATTGACCTTTCCCAGTTGCCTGCGCCGCAGATAGTGGACGTGCCGGATTTTGAGACGCTGCTGGCTGAGCGCAAGGCCGCTTTTGTGCTCCTTTATCCGGCGGATGAACAGGACGCGGTGCGGCGCACACTGGCGCTGGAATCTGAACCCGTCACCAAGCTGCTGCAGGAAAGTACATACCGCGAAATCCTGCTGCGCCAGCGTATTAACGAGGCTGCGCAGGCGGTCATGGTGGCCTATTCGATAGGAAATGATCTTGAGCAGCTGGCAGCCAACTGCAACGTGAAACGTCTGACGGTAGTGCCTGCTGATAATGATGCAGTACCGCCGGTCGCCGCAGTGATGGAAGATGATGATGCGCTGCGCCAGCGCATCCCTGCAGCATTTGAGGGACTGTCCGTTGCTGGCCCGACGGGAGCCTATGAATTTCACGCCAGAAGTGCGGACGGACGTGTGGCAGATGCCAGCGCAACCAGTCCGGCCCCTGCAGAGGTGGTACTTACCGTACTGAGCCGGGAGGGTGACGGTACAGCAGTAAAAGACCTGCTGGATGTGGTTGAAAAAGCCCTGAACAGTGAGAGTGTACGCCCGGTGGCTGACCGTCTGACGGTTCGTAGTGCGGAGATCATACCGTACCGGGTGGAGGCTACCATTTTTCTTTATCCGGGGCCGGAAGCGGAGCCTGTTATGGCGGCGGCAAAAGCCAGCCTGCAGAAGTACATCGCCAGTCAGACGAGGCTGGGACGTGATATCCGCCGCAGCGCCATTTATGCCGCGCTGCACGTGGAGGGCGTCCAGCGTGTGGAGCTAACGTCCCCTCTGGAGGATGTGGTGCTGGATAAGACGCAGGCGGCATCCTGTACTGAATGGAGCGTTACCAACGGGGGCACGGATGAATAGTCTGTTGCCGCCGGGTTCGTCGCCGCTTGAGCGCCGACTGGCGCAGACCTGCAGCGGGATTTCCGATCTGCAGGTATCGCTGCGTGATTTGTGGAACCCGGCAACCTGCCCGATCAGATTCCTGCCTTATCTGGCCTGGGCGTTTTCTGTTGACCGCTGGGATGAGAGCTGGACAGAAAGCGTCAAGCGCCGCGTTGTGCAGGACGCTTTTTATATCCATCAGCACAAGGGGACAACCCGCGCCGTGCGGCGCGTGGTGGAGCCGTTCGGCTTCCTGATCCGCATCATTGAGTGGTGGCAGACCGGCGAAACGCCGGGAACGTTCCGTCTGGATATTGGCGTACAGGATCATGGTATCACCGAAGACACCTATCTGGAGCTTGAGCGCCTGATAAGCGATGCCAAACCATGCAGCCGTCATCTGGTTGGTATGTCCATCAACCTGCAGACAGGTGGCCCGTATTTTGTGGGGGCAGCCACCTACACCGGCGAAGAAATCACGATCTACCCGTATATCAACGAAACCATTATTTCCGGCGGCACCGCTTATGAGGGCGGGGCGGTCCATGTTATTGACACAATGAGAGTGAATCCATGAGCGCAAAATTTTATACCCTGCTGACGGAGATCGGCGCGGCGAAACTGGCAAGCGCCGCCGCGCTCGGTGTCCCGCTGAAAATTACCCATATGGCGGTGGGCGACGGTGGCGGTGTGCTGCCCACACCCAGCGCGCAACAGACCGCGTTAGTTGCTGAGAAGCGTCGAGCAGCGCTGAATATGCTGTATATCGACCCGCAGAACAGCAGCCAGATTATTGCTGAGCAAGTGATCCCGGAAACTGAGGGGGGATGGTGGATTCGTGAGGTCGGCCTGTTTGATGAAACCGGCGCACTGATCGCCGTGGGTAACTGCCCTGAGAGCTACAAGCCGCAGCTGACAGAAGGGAGCGGACGTACGCAGACCGTGCGCATGGTACTGATTACCAGCAGCACCGATAACATCACCCTGAAAATTGATCCTGCAGTAGTACTGGCAACCCGTAAATATGTAGATGATAAGGCGCTGGAGCTGAAGGTATATGTAGACGACCTGATGGCAAAGCATCTTGCTGCACCGGACCCGCATTCACAGTATGCACCCAAAGAAAGTCCGACGTTTACCGGGACACCCAAAGCGCCAACGCCAGCGGCAGGAAATAACAGCAGCCAGATTGCTAATACGGCATTTGTTCAGGCAGCGATAGCAGCACTGGTTGCGTCATCGCCAGCGGCGCTGGATACATTAAATGAACTGGCTGCTGCGCTGGGGAATGATCCAAACTTTGCGACAACAGTGATGAATGCGCTGGCAGGAAAACAACCTCTCGATACCACGCTGACGAATCTGAGTGGAAAAGACAATGCAGGGATTCTCCAATACCTCGGTTTAAAAGACGCACTTTTAAAAGGTGACGGGCGATTCCTTGCGGGAACGTTTGTCAGTGACGCAATTGACCGAACATCAATTGGTGCCAGAGCGGCTACAGGCTGTCAGTTTATGCGCGCACATCAGGCACCTGATGCGCCAGACCAGGTAAGTTTCTGGCAAATTATTACCCTTAGCGAGGTGGTAAGTCCGACCACTGTTGTGGATGTTCTTGCAGTCAGTGGCAATAACGTATTGTTTGGTCACGGAACAGGAGCGGGTATTACCTCATGGCGTCAAGTGGCGATGCTGGAGGGGGGCGCCTTTACGGGGGGTATTTCTGCTCCAAATATGCGTGGCGATACCCTGGTTACGGTTGGGGATGGCACTGGTGGGATGGCTAAAGGTGACGTTGATGGTGCAGGTTTTAATGGTAACAATCTGAACATTAAGTCATGGAATGGTATC